CGGCGCGCAATGGATGCCGCAGGTTATTCCAGAACTACGCGGCCCTACGTGGTCATGTCTTCCTTGCGCGATGAAATCGTGGAGCGCACGCAACTAATGATGGCCTTGCATGCGCCAAAGGCCACCCAGAAGCTTTTGTCGATCCTAGATGATCCTACGGCCCTTGGCGCCAAGAACTTGCTGGCGGCCACTAAGGAAATCCTTGATCGCGCAGGCGTAATCAAGCAAGAACGCCTAGAAATAAAAGCGGGGGCAGGCGCAGATGGGGCCAACAATGGCGCCATGTTCATCTTGCCGCCCAAGCTTGTCAATCCGCATCACGATGACGATGCTAATGACAGCGCCGCCGAATGACAAAACCGCCCCGCAAAAGACCCAAAAAAACCAAGCACGGCAAAATCCTTGGCGCCAACTCTGGCGAACGCCCACAGCTACAAGAACGCAAGCGCATAGCGGCATCCGTATTCTATTCGGCCAATCCGGCGCCCCCAGACATCCTAGACCACATGGCCTACGATGGCCTGACCCCCCAGCAAATCTATGATGACATCTGGAAAGTTCTTAATAACCCCATACATATCCCGATTGGATATACATTCTTTGTAGATTTTGTAGAAAAGAGTGGGGCGTCTTCCCTTGACGAACAGGGCCGCAAGGAGTATGCGCGCATTTTTGTGCCGCACTGGCCTAGCGTTCTTGTAATTCATCAGGCGCTAGACAAAGTAAACCAAGGCGTAGCGTTTGGCGAAGCGGCTACTTGGCTAATTAACCAGCCGCCGTTTCAAAATCGCAAATCCATGACGGCAGCGGCTTTGCGCAATGTCTGGCTAAAGGTATACAAGCGCAAGGTAGACAACTTTGAAACGGACAGTGAAATAGGGCTGCGCCTTAATCTGTTGCGCGAAAGAAGCGATGCGCTCAAGCCCAAGGATTCTGTACAGAAAAAGGCGTTTGAATTGCGCAAACAGCGCAGGGCGGCGGCCAACAAAATAAGTAGACTAGAATCTAAACTAAAAGAATTAAACAATCCGGCGCCCAATAAATTAAGTAAACCAAGTACAAAGGGCGCAAAGAAGAATACACCCCCAGATAGTGTAGATACACCCTCAGATACACCCTCAGATAACGTAAGCCCACCCAAACGAACTAGGCCCGCAGCCAAAGAAATTATCTTTGAGCCAAACTCCGGACCTCAGACAGAATTTCTGGCGGCGCCAGAGCGCGAAGTCTTGTATGGCGGTGCGGCTGGTGGCGGCAAAAGCTACGGACTGCTGGCAGACCCAATGCGCTATTTTGGACATAAGCAATTCAATGGGCTGATTTTGCGCCGCACAAACGATGAATTGCGCGAATTGGTCTGGAAGTCCCAAGAAATGTACCCTAGGGCGTATCAAGGCGCCAAGTGGCAAGAAAAGAAAAGCCAGTGGGTATTTCCATCGGGCGCACGCTTATGGATGACGTACCTAGAGCGCGAAGAAGACGTTCTGCGCTACCAAGGCCAAGCGTTTTCGTACATAGGGTTTGATGAACTAACCCAGCATCCTACGCCGTTCGCATGGAACTATATGCGCTCAAGGCTTCGTACAACGGCGTCAGACTTGCCCATTTATATGCGGGCCACATCTAACCCCGGTGGGCCGGGCCACCAGTGGGTCAAGCGCATGTTCATTGATCCTGCGCCAGCCAACAAGGCATTTCCAGCCACAGACATTGACACGGGCAAAGTTTTAGTGTACCCAGAGTCGCATGCGCGAAGTGGGCGCCCTTTATTTTATCGGCGCTTTATTCCGGCCACGCTGCGCGACAATCCGTACTTATACGAAGAAGGTTCGTACGAAGCAAACCTTCTGTCGCTGCCCGAAATGCAGAAGCGCCAATTGCTGGAAGGGGATTGGGCAATTGCGGAAGGGGCGGCCTTCAAGGAATTTAGGCCCAGCTTGCACGTAATTGCGCCATTTGAAATACCGCACACGTGGCGCAGGTTCAGATCGTGCGACTTTGGCTATTCTTCGTACAGCGCAGTGCATTGGTACGCTATTGACCCAGCATATGAAACACTCTATGTTTACAGGGAGTTATATGTGGGGCAACATACGGCCAAAGAATTGGCGCGGGCCATTTTGCAGGCCGAAGATGGCGAAAACATTTCGTACGGCGTTTTGGATTCGTCTTGTTGGCACAATCGGGGCCAGATTGGCCCTAGCATTGCCGAAGAAATGATATCAATGGGGTGCCGCTGGCGCCCATCAGATCGTACAAATGGAGCGCGGGTGGCTGGGCGCAACCGCTTGCATGAATTGCTGAAGGTGGACGATACCACAGATGCGCCAAAGATTTTATTTTTTAATACGTGCCGCCAAATTATTGCGGATTTACCTGTAATTCCTACAGACCCCAAAGGCACAGACGATATTGATCCGCGCTTTGCGTCAGACCACTCCTACGATTCCATACGCTACGGAATCATGTCGCGGCCGCGTGGTTCATCGCCGTTTGATGATTGGGGGGGTGACAGTTCTAAAATGGGCGCCAAGACAAGTTGGGTGCCTGCTAGCATAAGATTTGGGTACTAGTTACAATATTTAAGGAAGTAAGCACTATGGCTTTAATGTCAAGGGGGAATGCACCCCAACAGCCTATAGACGCGGAATCAGCGGATTCTTCGTACTTGCCAGATTCTACAAGTACAGCAGGCGATGAAGATTTTTATGCGCTGACCGATTGGATTGAATCGAAATATAATAAATCAGACACGTGGCGCCAGCAGGATGAAGATCGCTGGCTAAAGGCGTACCGTAACTACAGGGGGTTGTACGGCCCTGATGTGCGTTTTACAAGCGAAGAAAAGTCACAGGCGTTTATCAAGGTAACTAAAACCAAGGTACTGGCAGCCTATGCACAGATTGTCGATGTCCTTTTTGCAGGATCGAAGTTTCCGATTGCTATTGAAACTCCTAATTTTCCAATTGGCGCAGAAGATTCGGTGTATTTTGATCCAAAGGAAGTACAGGCGCCAAAGAAATCGACTCGAAAATCAACAATTGCGCGGCCAGAACTCAATGAGCGCCTTGGAATTTACAAGACCACCTTGGAAAGAGTGGAAGAGGACGCCCTAAAACAAGGGCCGGGCCTGACAACAACGGCATTTACGTTTGAGCCAGCGAAGGACACGGCGCGGCGCATGGAAAAAATGATCCATGACCAGCTAGATGAAAGCAATGCCAGCACGCATTTGCGCAATACTGTGTTCGATATGGCGCTTTTTGGCACTGGCATCCTAAAGGGGCCGTTTGCGTATGATAGGGAATACCCTAAGTGGGATGAAAACGGCGACTATGCGCCGGAATTTAGGACTATTCCTAAAATAGAAACTGTGTCTATCTGGAATTTTTACCCAGACCCAGACGCCAAGAGCATGGAAGAAGCCGAATACGTAATCGAACGGCACCGCATGAGCAGATCGCAGATGCGCGGCCTAAAGAATCGGCCATTTTTTAGGGAAGACGCCATTGAAAGTGCCATCGACAAGGGCGTCAACTACACACAGAAGTACTGGGAAGAAGCCCTAGAAGATCAGCAGACTACGTACCAGATAAATCGCTACGAAGTCCTAGAATATTGGGGCGTAATGGACAAAGAATTGGCAGAACTAGCCGATTTGGACATTCCTACAGAATTGCGCGACAAGGATCAGCTACAAGTCAACGCATGGATCTGTAACGGCGAAGTATTGCGCCTTGTACTTAATCCTTTTACGCCTAGCCGCATTCCGTATCATGCAGTTCCGTATGAAGTAAACCCCTACTCCTTCTTTGGCGTAGGCTTGGCCGAAAATATGGAAGACACCCAAGAAATTATGAATGGGTTCATGCGCATGGCAGTAGACAACGCCGCGTTGTCTTCCAATCTACTAATCGAAATAGACGAAACAAATCTAGTTCCGGGCCAAAGCCTTGATGTCTATCCGGGCAAAGTATTTAGGCGGCAAGCTGGGGCGCCGGGCCAAGCTATTTTTGGTACCAAATTTCCTAATGTGACCAATGAATGCTTGATGATGTTTGACAAGGCGCGGCAACTTACAGATGAAGCTACTGGAATGCCTTCGTATGCGCACGGTATTAGTGGCGTTATGGGCGTTGGGCGCACGGCGTCAGGTATGTCCATGCTGATGGGTGCTGCGGCCCAAAACATTAAGGCTATTGTACGAAATGTAGATGATTATTTGCTGGGGCCGTTGGCCAAGGCGCTTTTTGCGTTTAATATGCAATTTAACTTCGACAAGGAATTTACAGAAGGTGCCTTTGAAATTTCAGCAAAAGGCACAGAATCCTTGATGCGCAACGAAGTGCGATCCCAGCGGCTTCTTCAGTTTATGCAAATGACGGCCAATCCGCTAATGACGCCGTTTGTCAAGTATGACTACATTTTGCGTGAACTGGCGGCATCTATGGACTTAGACGAAGACAAAATTCTGAATGATCCGCGTGAAGCGGCCATCCAAGCCACTATGATGGCCAATATTGTGGCTATGATGCCGCAGCAACAGCCACAGCAGCCGCAACAGCCTGCTGGCGGCGTACAAGGTGGCCCAATGGCCCCAGAAGCGGCAGTGCCGCCTGTGCCGCAAGAAGCTGGGTTTACTGGCGGTGGCGGTGGAAGTCCTCAAGCGGCGGCAGCGAATGTACAAGCGGCAGCGGCAGGGCCACAAGGATTACCTATTTAACAGATAACAATAGCACAGAGGGGGGCTTTGTACGATGACGCAGAAAGATTGGCGCGACCTGTTGCCGTTAGTCAACAATGAAGATTTTTACCAGTTAATTCAGATGTATGCCAAGGAGCGCATAGAAACTTTGCGCAACCAGTTGGAAATGACGAAGGGCGAAGATAATTTTTCGCTTGTACAAGGTAAGCTTTTGGAAGCTAGGCTTTTATTATTATTGCGCGAAACGGTAATTCAGAATGCCAAGTAAAAACAATGTCTTAGATAGGTTTAATAGTACACCAGACATTAGCACCACTAGGGAGCAAGAAAGTTTCGATTTTTTAAGTTTGTTGGGGGATTTGGTATCCAAAGCGTCCAAAAAAGGTAGTGCTGTGATCGACTTTGCAGCCAATCCTAGGGAAATAGCTTTGGATGAGCCGACTTACGATGCGCAAAACAGACTAGTAGTCAAAGAACCTGTGCAAAGAAAAATCAATTTTGATAATTGGTTTAAAGATTCTAAGGTTGTTGGTAAAGACGGCAAGCCTTTGATTGTGTACCACTCAGGGGATTTTGATGAAAATTTAAATCCTATATTTAATGATTCGCTTCAAGGCATTCATTTTGGCACAAAAGCGGCGGCGTACGACAGATACAGAGGTAAACCAACAGAAGACTTCGTAAGAAATGCAGATGTGTACTACAGTGATCAAGAAGGTGGATGGGTGTGGGACAGTGACGGCCAAGAGTCTTTGACTTCTTTTGGCTCAGAAGAAATGGCACGGCAGGACTTGGATTCGGCGGCGTTGGAAGTAGAAGCTGGTAGGGAAATAGACGAAGATCAATTTGAGCAAGACACTACAAAAGTGTTTTTGTCTATGCAAAACCCAAAATATACAAATATTGACGCTGGGTCTGATTGGAGTGAAGTAATTGAAAAGGCCAAAAAACAAGGCCATGATGGCATCATTTACACTAATAAGTACGAAGATCCGGGGTCTAAGTCCTATATTATTTTTGATTCCAAGCAAGCCAAATCCGTCAAAAACAAAGGTGGCTTTGACCCAGAAAACCCAGATATTTTGAGTTTTAAATCTATAGATGACAAAGACACTATTTCAGCAAATGAAGGAGGATTGATGGAAGCTACTGGTGACATGACAACTCAAGGCCGCGAAGTATTTAGGGAAGGCGAAGTACAATATTCTGAAAAGACCGTTACTTTTCAAATGAAAGACGGCAAATGGGTTACAATTCCTTCTGTGGATAAAGAAGGCAATGAAATGCCGCAGGAAGCCCTAGAAAAATTTGTGGAGGAAAATGGCCCAGTAGATCCAGTTACAGGCGCAGAATTACCTACGTTTGATAGCGTAGAGCAAGCCACTGAGTACGCTGTACAAAGAAGTCAAGACCTACTGCCCCCAATGCCTACAACGCCTGCAGAAATGTATCATGGCGGCTTGATGGGTGGCGAAGAAGGCGAATGCGGCTGTGCGTCTTGCCAAATGAAAAAAATGATGAACTATGTACAAGAAGATATGTCTAGCATGTTTGCGCCACTTTTCGGCATGGGCATGGTGGGTATTGACCCTGTTTCGGGCAACCAAGTTCCGGCGGGTTCTGGCCCAGATAATGTTAGAGATGATATCCCTGCTGTGCTTAGTGATGGTGAGTATGTTGTACCTGCAGATGTTGTACGCTATCACGGGCTAAAGCACTTGGAACAGATGCGCCAAGAAGCCAAGATGGGCTTGATGGCCATGATGATGGAAGGGCAAATTCAAACCATTGAAGAAGAGGAGGAAGCATACAGCAAATCGGCTATGGAAGGCGGACAGGAAGTGGAACTATCCGAAGAAGACGCCGAAGATGGCGAAGGATACAAAACTTACGAAACG